TAATAAAATTAATAAGCGTTAGTAATAATACCGCCCCATGAACCGATGAGCATAGCTTTTCTTTGTCCTAATCTTGTAGCAAGACCACCTACGAAGAAGATCATAAGAATCATTGTAGGGATAGAAACAAGACCTGTTAATGTACCAGATAATGCATAGTCACCTACACAAACGCCCATGAGTACTGCCATGATAACAGCATTACCTTTCATTTGCATAGAAAGTTTATCTGTACCAGCTGAAACTACGAGCATTTGGATAGCTCTGTTGTGTAATAATGTATCGATGTAATCTTTGAAACCAACTTTAACTGTTTGACCTGTACCAAAGAATTCTGGTCTGTCTTTTGGTGTGATTGCAAAAACAGCGATAACCATAAATACTGCTGAAATAGCACCAAACATTAATTGAAGAACAGAGAATAATTCTGGGTCATTTGTAAATCCGCCGTATTTTGTAGCTAAGTTAGCAGCAACGATTTGGAGACCAGCAAATAAAACTGTGTTGTAAATACCATCGAAAATAGCAAATAATGGTCTTTGTTTTGGATCGTTTGTCAAACAAGATTGAGCCGATTTTGTAACAACACATTGGCATGTGTATCCCAAATAGTAGATCGCAGAAATAACGATGAAGAATGGGAAACGAGCTGCCATTGGTAATGTATGAGTTACGTTAAATAAAATCCAAGATGTAACGAAAAGAATAACGTTACCGATAACCATGAATGGTCTGTTCTTACCGAACTTACCATTTGTCTTGTCTACTAAAAGACCTACGATTGGGTCAGTAACACCATCCCAAAGTCTCATCATCATTGAGAAAGAACCAGCCATAACTGTTCCAACTCCTACCCAACCACCTAAGTAGTATGCTACGAAGTTCATTAAGAACATGTACATATTTGTAGATGTGTTGTTAAGAGCAAAAGTACCGATTCTCCAGAGTGGTACGCGGTGGATACCATTTTCGCCATAATACTTATCTGGCAAACTTCTTTTTTGATTCATTTTCTTCTCTCCTTTAAAACTCTTTTTGAGGAGACTTACACTCCCCTTTTTCTTTTTAGTTGCTGAACCAGAACAGTAAATTAATTACATATCCGAACAAGCATAAAAAGATACTCTTTGGATGTGACACAGATCGAACTGCATAGAGCACAACGAGTGCAAATGGTAAAAGAACTGCTATGATCCTAGGAACAGGGGGTGCACCTGTGTTCATAAAGCCCTCAAACTGCGTTGCAACTTCGGCAGGAAGTGTCATAAATCCATACACAGCCATCACTGCTCCGATCAGAATTGCAATCGCTGCGATTAAGATTCTAAGTTTTTTTCCTTCTTGTGCTTTGTTTTGCATATTTTTCTCCTTTAGCCACATATTTGCTTCGAGAAATCTTATAAAAATATAAAATTTCCATAAACTATCTATAGATTATATCGGAAAGTCACATTTTCTGCTTGCACTATTTTCGTCAAATTTGTATAATTTTTGTGTAAATATTAGATATATATAGAATTTTTTTAAGAACATACAAAATAAAGGATGGTTATCAATGAACACAAAAAAAACTACGGAAAACTGTTTTGGACTGCTTCAAAAAGTAATCTCAAATGCATTTTCTACCGAAGTATTATACTTTACGCCTCCATATGAGCATCTTTCCGAAATCGATCAAGGACTTCGCGACATTCTTCTTCCTGGTTTTTCTGCTTTTGACTCAAGGTTAACGCCTTCTCACGAGCATCCAGAAAGACGTTTTTTTGTTGTAAAGAGCAATTTAGGCTTCTATAACATTATTGTCTACTTGAACCTTAAGAAAAAACCCGATTTTTTCTCTATCGGTCCATTCCGAGCGGAAGAATTTACATCTGACTTTTTTCCCAACCTTGTAAAGAACACAGCGATTCCAAAAGATTCCTGCGCTGTACTCAAAAAGTACTACTGTGAGATTCCTTATTTATCTCTGAGTTCTATTGTCTCTATCTGTAAAGAAATCGTTTCTGTCTACTACACAGAATTTACAGACATCAAACCTATTCATATTGAATATACCAATACTCAGCAGATTCTTCAGATCGACACACAGATTTTAAACGACATTTCCGCAGATTTTGCAGAAGAATACCAAAAAACTTTATTTCAGTTTCTTGAATTTTTAGCAAAGGGCCTGGTTGACCCTGCTACTTCTGCTTTGTCAGACTTCCTAAAGGCCTCTCGTTTTATTTATATCCAAAACCTCGAGGAAGCCCGTAGGGAGCTTCATATTTTAAACGGATATTGTCGTACCGCTTGTCTTGGCACAACCGTACACCCTTCCTACGTACTGCAATTGTCGTCGAACATGGTTGCAAGAATAGAATCCGCCTCCAACAGAAGTACACTTCACAGAATTGCCAACGATCTGTGCCACAAGTATTGTTTACTGATAAAAAACTACGCATTCCATGATTATTCTAAATCGATTCGTGCGGTAATTAACTATATACATTTGCATCTAGACGAAGATTTATCTTTATCTCGAATTGCAGAACAATTCCACAAAAATGCCTCCTCGCTCTCTTCTGCTTTCAGCAAAGAAGTTGGAATGAGTATCACGAATTATATTCATCAAACTAGAATCAAGGAGGCAATCCTTTACTTTAACACAACCAAAATGTCCGTATCTGAAGTAGCTGTTGCCGTTGGTTTCCAAGATTTTGCCTATTTTTCAAGGCTATTTCACAAGCAGATTGGCTGCAGTCCAAGAGATTATTGCAAGAACATTCATCAAAACTAGCGCATATAATGTAGCGATATCTCTTTTAGGGAGGAAATATGAAGAAGCGTTCTATTTCTCTTTTCGCTGTATTATTCCTGCTCACTAGTTTACTAATTGCATGTTCACCAGAAAGTTCTTCCGATGGTCTTACCAAAGTCACCTTGAACGAAGTTGCCCACTCCATTTTCTATGCACCAATGTACGTTGCAATTGAAGAAGGATATTTTGAAGAAGAAGGAATTGACCTAGAACTTGTCACAGGATTTGGAGAAAACTTGTTAGTACAAAACAATTCAAGTCATTTTAATAAGAAGAAACGCCTCCCTCCAGCGGTCAAACCGGAGGGAATTCTTATACTTTCTTTACTTCAATATAAGCATTTTTGAAACCTGCTGCTTTCAGTTCTGCAAGCTCTCTTTCAGCGTTTTTGCGATCATTAAATGCATTACTGCGAGTGATGTACAAAACCTCAGATTCCTTTACTGCTTCTTTTTCTTCCTGGTATTCAATATCCAAAAATTCCAGAATTGCTTTTGCATAAGCCACACCGAAAGCTTTTTGTTCTGCTACTGTATCTCCAATAAATCGGTCTTTCGAATCAAGGAAGAATGACTCAAATAATACAGCTGTCATCTTTGTATTTCTGACAAAGTAATATTTGTCTCCCACCTTGGCTCCACGGCTGTTTTGACCAAGTTCTTTGATATATTTTTCTCCAATTAAAACAAGACGTTTTCCATCTGCATCAGATGAATAATAGAATCCTTCAAATCCGTCTCCACCACCTGCATTTTTGTGGAATGAAACTGCAAGGTCAGCTTCACTTGCATTTGCTTCTCTTACCTCCTCAGAATATGGATCATTTTCATCTTTTGTACGTGAAAGAATTGTAATTACTCCATGTCTTACTAAGACTTCATTACACGCTAACATAACTGTTAAATTAAGGTCTTTTTCCTTCAATCCGTTTGCTACTGCTCCTGGATCAGAACCGCCATGTCCTGCGGATAAAAATACTTTTGCTTGTTTTGCCATAATTTATTTCTCCTTTTCTTTATTTTTTTATTGCGCCGGCGCAACGAAAAAGAGGACGATTATTCGCCCTCCGTACCATATTTCTGATTATATGTAGCCTTGTCTTGTTCAATCTTGTGTAGTTCTTCAGAAACTTCCTCTGGTAATTCTTCAGTCATATCATCAAGGAATTTCTGGATAAATTTCTTCAATCTTGTCGGAACTGGAAGCCCGCATAATGTCATATTTTTTAAGATACTTACTATTTCGTACAATATGAACAGTAAGCAGAAAATCTCGCAAATCCCCATTTTACTGATTCCGATGTATTTCAGATATTCTTTTGGAACCATAAACAGGAAGTCGATATTTACGATTGTGTCCACAAACATTAATAGAAGTACGCTAAATAGCATTGCTACTTTTCGGATTGCACCATCAATTCCCACGCAACTGTTAAATTTGTGTTCCTTGATTGCTCGAAGAACCCCAAGAACAGTATCTAATAAAACTGCATAAAGTAGAATCACAAAGAAACTATGCGCTTCTACAAATACTAAAAATTCGCTCACTCTAATATCCTCTCTTTCTCCAATAGAAAAGGACACCTAAAAAGCTGCCCTTTGATTATTAGTTTTAAATTGTATATTCCACACCGTAAAGGTCAAACAACGCTTTTACTTTTTCGTCTTTAACGATTTTCTTTTGCTGACCTTGATTGAGTGCGTTGTACACTGTTTGAAGTGCGTCTTTTGTTTCTGCTTTCGCTTCGGAAACAACTTGATTTAACCTAGATTTCTTCATTGACATTTACCCCCATTTCAGAAAGTGCGTTGAGATAATCGGTTTCTGTTGCTTCGTCTGTGTCGGTTGTTGTTTCGATAAGTTCGTCTGTTTCTGTATAAACTCTATCAGTTCCTACTGGGTCGATTGCTTCACCGTACTTCACACCGTCACGCTCGATATAGTGTCCTGTGTCAGAATAGTTTCTGATGTACTCGATATTGTTGATTGTAATTGTTTCTGTAATAACCATAACTATTCCCCCTAGATTTTAGTTTCGTCAAGTTCGCCTGTGATTGTTCCGTCTACTGTGTAATCTTCTAATGCTCTGAATTGTGAAGCAAATGTTGTCCAGTTTGTTGCGACTTTGTAATCTTCGATAAGTGCTTTTGGAACGTAGATGTAACCTGTACCACTTGCGATTGGTGTATTGTTAAGTGCATTGATATTATTTAAATAACAAATTCTTTCTACACGCAAAATCAATCTAGTTAATGCTGAACAATTAGTAAATGAAGCACTGTCGATATAAGTTGTCATTGGCAAATCAACACTCGGTAGTATTGTACAACTATTGAACGAATAGCTACCAATATTAATAACATTTGGGAAATTAACGTTTGTCAATTTATTATTATATATAAACGCAGAACTTTTTATTTTATTAACCATTGGAAAATCGGCTTTTGTCAATATACATTTATAAAACGCATTTTCCTCAAGAATAGTAACCAATGGCATTTCTACATTTGCCAATGACGTACAATTATAAAATGCTCTTTTACCAACCGTTGTAGTCAACGGAAACTTAATATTTGTCAATTTAGTGCAATTTTCAAACGAACTTTCCCCAATAGTAGTAGCCATTCGGAAATTAGCAAGTGTCATTGTTTTGTGATTCATAAACATATTATTAAACACACCTTTAGCATTACTGTTCGCTTCCGTTGTTGTTCCCTCAATATATGCATCTAAATCACTTCCACCACCACTACTAGCCACATTAACGTTTGCACTAGCGTAGTTCGTTACATCGTGTGTTCCGTTTTCTGTGATTTCCAGTGTGCCTGTTGGGGTGATGCCACCGCCACTCATTCCGTTTTTACATAACTGATATAAATAAGCCTCGATACGCGATTGAGGCTCTTTCACGTTTGTATCTCCATTTAACAGTGCTAGAAGATACGTTTCTATTCGAGATTGAGGCACTACATCGACATTTTCCCCATCGACCAGTGCCTCTAAAAGAGTTTCTATTCTACTTGATTCGCTCATTTTGTCTCCTTTCGAATATTTCTTAATTAAAAATCACCACCAGCAAAAAGCCAATGCAAAGCCTATTAGTGCGTATAGTGATTTTTTCATGGTTATACCTACTCGAATTTGTTTAGAAATTCAACATCTATATTAAATGAAAAATAGCCATTTGCGGGTACTGTAATAGGTGTATCTAATACCTCTCTATAAATCATAGTTGGATATGATGTGCTGTTGTATGAGTGATTGATAACATGAAAAATCCCAAATTCCGAAATAGTCATACTTGCACCACTCGTATTTTGATATATACCATTAAAATTTTGCTTAGAGCTTACAACTCCATTTTCTTCTGTAATTGTTGGCACTTTATACTCATATGTTTTATTACTAATACCACTTGTAATTATATCTGCTAAAAAATAATCATCTTCTGTAACAGGAGTTGTTCCTTTTCCAAAGCCTATATAATTTCTTCCATTAGCACTAGAACTAGAAGAACTAGAACATGAAGTATTTGAAGTTACTAAATTAGTATAAAAATTTGTAAAAGGTAAAAAAATCCCCCCATATGTACATACAGTTGTTTTCGTATTTCCTCTTGTATCTACAAGTGGAAAGTTAGTTACATTTGTTGTACTTGATGTATTACCCTGTGTTACTGTTAATATTTTTCTCAAATTGATAAGATTTTTTAATATTGTAGTTGCCATTTTCTACACCTCCGTTAATGCTAATGTACAAGTGATGTTCATTGAACTTGATGAGTTACTCAATGTTATGTTGGTTGGAATTGATTCGGGTATTCCTAGATTTACTTTTACTTGAATACTGTTACTAATAACATCCCCACCACTTGCACATTCCACTGTAACTTCTCCCAAGCCATCATAACCACTATCAGCCGTATATGTTCCGTTTTCTGTAATGGTTAAATCTTGAAGTGTCGGCTCTGTTTCAATCCCGTCAATCTCACTAGGCATATTCTCTGGTGGGATTAAATCCGTTTTGCCTGTTTTGGAACGGATGGAATTGCCGATTTTTTTTACAACACTTTCTTTGAGTAGAACGTACTTTTCGGAAGGTGATTCCGAGTAGATAATTGTATATGTGGTATCATCACCAGGAGTAAAATACATATCTTCTTCTGTTACACTTCCGTCCACGTTTTCCCATCCTGTCTGTATAGAAGGGATATATGTACCACCATACATCATTGTTCCAATCGGAATATAATATCCTAGCGTTCCCTCGTTCGCTAAAGGCTTATCTGTAAAGGAAAACATATACATAGTCATATTCGCAGAAATCATATAGATTTCGAAAATATAAACATACGGATAAACTGTTCGGTCAACCGTTGGAAGTGCTGGTAAAGGATAATTGTTATAGCACCCGATTTTCACTTCGCCTGTTTCAATGTTTAGAACATCGTAATTAATCCAAATAGAACCTTGTACAAGGGCTACATATGTTGTTAAGGCTAATTTGCCACCGCCATCCAAGTTCTCGTAGCTATCCTCACTCACTACTTCACTAGAACCATTTTCACTCAAAGATACAAGTGCGAAATCATATGATTCACCAATATCGTAGGTTTCCGATGTTGGGTCATAATAAATAGGTTTCGATGTGAGCAATGCTCTATACAATAATTCCTCTTTTAAAATCATCTGATACGGATATTTCGCCATATCTATACTCGATGGATAATCAGATAATTCGATTCCATGTATATTCATTAAAATCCAACCCCCTCACCGTTCTCGATATTTTCTAGGAAATTAATCATGTCGTTGGTTTCCATTTTTTCTGTACTCTTGCTCAATCGTCGGATTTCGTCACCGAACTTACTGAGCTTTTTCTTGGTGATCGAATAGCATACCTCGTCAGCATACATATAAATTTCGGTCGAATCCTCTGAGTCATAAGGAATGTCGGTGTTCGTCCAAATAAGAGTACACTTTTCTCCGTCTGAATCAGACAAAGTGTACAAATAACCATAAGCCGACAGCGTTTCGACGATAACCCACGAGTCACCCGTACATTCATAGTAAGTCAGCTCTTTTTCTTCGCTATTCGAATCAAAGGTTCTCAACTCTAAACTAGATGTTGTGAGATTATTGTCCACGTAAAACGGATGTGAGCTACCATACGCTTTATACTTGTCCTCCGTGACATCACGAAGAATGAACAAATAAGGATAACTTGTTATATCGCTAGGTAATTCAGGGAGTAAAACCCCGTTATAATACATTTTACTCATTAGAACTTCACTCCTTCCTCACTTGGTAGATCAGAAGTCATTTCTACAAATGTGGGAGTCCATACACCACCCACTACTTGCAGAATTTTACCGTTATCTGCTTCTGTAACTGCTGGAAGAACTTCTGCTTCATCTGTAAGACCTAAAGCTGACAAAATTATTTCTATCAATGTTGGCTGCGACTCTACTTCTTCTGCATCATCGTCTCGATATGAGCTGTGACAATCCACTTTGCACTTAAACGAAAAAAGGCTCTTGTTGTCGTAAACAACTCGAACCTGTAATTCATTCTTTCCTACTTCAAAGAATCCTGTCCTTGGATTGAAAATGATTGTATTATTTTCTATGCTGCATATCTCTTTCTTCACTTTTTTAGAAGCACCTTCTGAGTATGCGATCGCAGTTGCTCCTTCTGGGATTTTATAATCTGTAACTTTCAATTCTACTGGAAGTAATTCTGTTCCATAAGTTACATTAATTATTGCATCTATCCCCATTTGCGTAACTTTTATTTCATTATAAATTGACATCTCACACCTCCTTATGCATTACTAATATCTACGAGAAGACCTTTACAGAACGTATATTTAATACCATTTGCAACAAACTCCGTGCTTGTTCCAGATAATTCTTTTCCATCGTGATCCCTTGTAAAAAAGTAATCAGCTTTCATTGTATTAGCTTTCATTTTCCAAGCATACATACCATTGACACCTATATTCGTACCATTTGTCATAATTATCGAACTACGTATCGAAGGGTCTATCTTTATAGACGTATCAAGAGCATACTGACTTCTCGTTCCATTAATGAGTGACTCAATGATTTCTTTATCAACATTAGCAATTTCACAATCTCCATTCACATCATATTTCGCGATGTATTCCGTCGTCGGCTCTAAAGTTCCTGCAATAATTTGGTTAACAATTTCTAAATCTTCTTGGGTAAAACTATCTTTGGTATAAATAACTTGTCCCCGAATGTTTACTACACCATTTTCGATACCAAATTCTCCTGTATCAAGGTTCCAGAAATTCTTACCAAGCTTGTCCGAAATTGTTCCTGCTTTAATTACATTCGCAATTAACTTTCCTGCAACAATCCAATCAGCAACAAATCCACCCTGCTCAAAGGACCACACTGCATTAAAAGGACCCTTTGCACCATTACTGCTGTATGTAATTCCATTCAGATTGAACCACAGAATTTTCTTTGCAGTATCTTTGGAATCCGTATCCATAATCATAATACCGTTTGGTTTTCCAGCTTCGTTTTGAGTGATAATCATGTTTCCACCATCATATCCAGCAATGGATGCAGCCATACTGTCGATAGTGTTTTGCATCATCACTCTGAAGGAACTTTGTGGATTTTCGAGTTGGTCGAATAGTGTCCCAACATCTTTTTTAACCTGGCTCATTTGAGAATTCCATTCCTTTAAGAAGTTATATTGATAATCACCTAATACTACTTCCTTAGCAGAATTTGTAATGCAATCCCAAACCAGCTTAATTGCACGTGCTTTTGTCTGAATACCAAGCCTTGTATGATAACAAGACACATCATCTCCAAGACCGATTTTTATCAGGTCTTTAAAATCTTTGTATTCTTCTGTATTTTCCAAAGACACCATATCGATATCGATTGTGACTTTGAACAAGTCGATGCCTACTTCAAATTGTTCATTACACATTTGAAGCAATGCAGCGTCTAATTCTTCCTGGGAATTGCACACAATCAATCCAGCTGTGTCGGTACCTTCTTCGATATCTTCAAAATAGCGCACGTCCTCGAACTTGATTTCTTTCGTATAGACTTTTGCATAGTTGTTGATCAGAGGAGAATCTACAGAAAGTGTAGATAACAAACGCCCATTGTATGCCACTGGAACAATTCGAGTGACTACTTCTGACATATCCTCAGTGACATTTACACCAACGATATTTTTTCCATAGCGGACCTCTGCGCCATGATCACCGCCTGCACGTTTATTTATGATTACTTTGTAATTCTCATACAAAGGTTCCCCGCCCCATGTTCCGATGAACGAAGGTGTATCCTCTCCACAAATACAGTCCATGAGGTTGCGTCTGACAAAGTACGCAGTGTTGAGACCAGAAATATCCGATTTCCCGCTATACTTTGTTCCTTCTGTCAGAATATCCAATGCCATCTGCGCTGTTTTATCAGTTGGTCTTTTATCCATCAAAAAAACTTCATCTGCTGAATCATAAAAAATCGGATAAGCCTTTGCAGATATTTCTGCATCAGTCTTACCCGTAATCTTATCGATTCTATATAATTGGTTCTCTCCCATGTGCGTTGGCACGGAAAGAACCGCTTCTTTTTCGATATACTTCCAACGACTTTCTTCGTCAATTGGATGTGTGATTTCTAATGTCCAAGCACCGCCAAGTTCCGACGATGCTTCGCACATTTCTGGAAACAGTGTTATGTCCCCATTTTGATTAAACTCTGTATTCCCTGGTGAATATATCTGAATCATTATAAACACCTCCATCTTGGTATTACTTTACATTCAAATCCATCAGATACGGTGATTTTGTTATCACCTTCCTGCAGGTATAAATCTTCGTAGTTGCCTGAAATTGCTGTGTTCTGGAGTGTTCCATCTTCTCTGTAGGAAATCATGCGTTCGGTGTCGATTGTGAGGTTCTGTGCTACATTTGCGGTGATTGATTTACCGTTGACTGTAAGGGTGCAGGAACCTTCGCCTGTGAGCAGGTAGATTGGTTGAGAGAAAATGCCTGGATTGCCGAGAAGCTTGCTGTGATCAATCGCTCGATTAGCACTTTCGCAATATGCAAACGGCTCACAAACAAATACAAATGTAAGATTTCCCCAAAGACCATACTTTCTCTTCACATCTCCAATTTCAACATTCTTTACAACAAAGTACTTATCTTCCTTATCTGTATAAGATACCTTTTTGCTTTTTCTAAGCCATTTTCTAATTTCCTCTGCTTTTTCCTCGAATTCTTCTAGTGTTTCACTTTCAAATTCGATTAGATTTGTTATTCTTGTGTCAGTATATCTTCCTGTGCGAACAGAAAGATTTCCAGCTCTGCCAAGAACTGATATGCTTTCAATTATTTCTTCTCCATATTCGAATTTTGGGAAATCAAGGAAATGAATCCCCTGAGAGAATGAAGTCCCAAATCCATTATCAAAACCAAATTTCCTCATTTTTATTTCCCTTTCGATTTATTAGCATCTACTTGCATGCCATTAATTTTCTTAATTGTTGCTTTTGTTGTCTTATCGACTAATTTTTCACCATCTACTTCGAAATAGTTTTCTACGATGACTGTAACATCCTCTGGATCTCTTTCTGTTGAATTGCCTGATATGTAGACTTTGCTTATTCTGCTAGCATTATCTGCTCCTACATCTTGTGTCACTGATGATACTTTCTTTTTCATTCTCTGAACCGAGTCTGAAAGTGTACCCGTCATATCATCAACAGGAATATTCTTGTCAAATCCGACTCCAATACCGAGAGCCATATTCTTACCAACTTCATCCCTGAAACGGCGTGATGGCGACTTAATTCCAAGTGCTTTTTTGGCTGCTGAAAGCGCCGCACCTGCAACATCTTTCGCAATCGATGCAACCTTAGTAATTCCATTTTTTAGCCCTTGTACCATACCATTAACGATATGGGAACCAATTGATTTCCAGTCTAGCCCCTTTACCGTTTTCATGATGTTAGAAGCAATATCCTTTAGCGCTGTTACTGGATGAGTTGCAAGCTTCTTAATGCCATTCACTAAAAGTTCAACAATACTTTCACCTGTATCAAGAATATTTGGACCAAGTTGCTTTACACCATTAATCAAATTTTTGATAAGATTCTTACCTAAATTGTATAAATTTGATAATGAAAAGATATTTATAAATGCCATAAATATCTCGCCTGCATTTTCAAGCATTAATGGTACATTATCCCATATACCCTTCAGTAAGCTAAGCAGCATTTCGCCACCGGCTTTGATTAATTCCCAAAGACCTGAATAAATGGCATCTGCAAAATCATTGATGATTCGAGGTCCTTCAGCAATCAGCGTTGGCAGACTATTAATAATACCTAAAACAAGTCCTTTTAACAAAGAAATACCAGCATTAATAATTGTTGGCATATTAGATATTACCGCATCTGCAAGAACCACAACCATCTGTAATGCCTGTGGAATCAGCGTTGGCAGTTGCGATGCAATGCCTTCAACGAATCCCGCAAAAATATCTGTAGCTGTAGTTAGCATTGATGGTGCATTTTCCTGAATTCCACTGATTAATTGTGAAAGGATTTCTGCACCCTTTTCAGGAAGTTGTGGCGCAGCTTCTATCACTCCACCAACAAAGTCTTCCATAATTGAAAGTCCTGCTTTTGCCAAAGTCTTTCCGGCATCAAGCATAGTAGGAGCAAGACGTTCAACGACTTCTGGAACTGTTTCTGCTAATCTAGGAACAATTTCTTCTAGGTTGTCTACCATTACATCTGCAGCAATTCCAATTGCTTCAGCTAATTCTTCAGGCGATGCTGTTCCTGCTAGGAAGTTGTTCCACGCTGCTTTTGCAGAGTTCATAGATCCTTCAATGGTAGTAGCTGCTTCTTTTGCAGTTGTACCAGCTATGCCCATCTTTTCTTGCATAACGCTGATTGCATTTACAATATTTCCAAAAGACAAGCTACTTTCATCAACGGTAATACCTAACTGTTCTTGGATGTCCTTCATCTGTGAAGCGTCTTTAATTAAACGCTCCATTTCCGTCTTGGTTCCACCATAACCGAGTTTTAAGTTGTCTAGCATCGTATAATTCTGCTTTGCAAATCCTTGATACGCATTCTGGATCATCTCCATATTTGTGCCCATTTTATTTGCATTGTCAGACATATCTACAATTGCTCTGTCAGCATATTCAGCTGCTTTTTCTGTATCATTTTCAAGAGACTGTAATAATGATGCAGAAAAACTTGTAATGGTAGACATATATTCATTTGCTGAAAGACCAGCTGTTTTATATGCCCCATTAGCTTTATTAATAATTGCATCTGCACTCTTTTCGAATAGAGTCTCGACACCACCGATGTTTTGCTCTAACTGGGCAACCTCATCCACTGCACCTTTTGTCAAAACAGTAAATGATGTGACATAACCTGCAAGAACTGCCATACCACTTTTTGCAAGTGTACCAAGTCTGTTTACTCCAGAATTAAATCCAGATTCATCAATTTTGGTGTCAAACGTTAATTTTCCATCATAACCCATACTATCCCTACCTTTCACAGATAGCACAGGCTCAATGGCTCAATTTAAAGTGCTTATACTTTTATTTCTATTTCATTTCGACAGACACGGCATTTTATATAAACACCATGACTTTTCGAAGTATTATCAAAAATTGCTAATTTAGTGCCACACACAGGGCACTTGTACCACTTTCTTTCAAGTGGCGGATACTTTATCTTTTTCATAATTATTACCACTCAAATGCATTTGCAATGTCATAATCTGATACTCTTTCTTCAGGCAGACGAATTGCATTTTGAATCTTACGAATACGTTCTTTTTCGCTCTTATCCTTGATGGTATTCAAATCAATGCTTCGATACATGATTCTTTGTTTGATTTCTGTTTTATCTGACAGCCCATCAAATAACAGTTTAAATTCCCACCAGTGCATATAAGGTATTGTGCGAACATTGATTCCATATTCACTTAAAAAGGCAGAAAAAATGAAAGGAAAGTCATATTCAAACGAATATACTTCCTTTCGATTCTCAGCCTCTTCTATGTCATTTTCTTCGTATTCTTGATTGATGCGTTCCTTCATTACCACAAAATCTGTTAAAGCGTCCATTGCCTCTTGAAAATCATTAGGCTGCTCTAAAAAATACTGATAAATGAAAAAAATCTTTTCCACTGAATTTAGACTATCATCCTTTAACATATCCATAAGTCTTATATACTCTCGAAAGTCCGTGATAATTGGTATTTCTTCAGCACCTACTTTTATGCTAGTTGGATATTCTTCGTAGAAAAGATTCATCGTTTTTTCACAACTTTATACTTTTTCACAGTATTCATTCTTCGCTTGTTGGCAGCATCAACTTCTTTCGTACAATGAGCTATAAATGAATCATATGCAGTTTCTACTATTCGACAATTATATTTTCCTTCAAACAATTTATTACCTGTTTCAGACCCAAAAATATCGTCAAACAGCTGATAGAACATCTGACAGTATGCTTTTGTAAATCCCGAAAGAGTTCCTACTTTTTGAAGTTCCTTTTCAGTCACTTCCATTTTTTTAAATGCATTTTCATATTTTTCTTGAAATTCAACATCTTCCATGTCGATTTCTAAAATTACATCATTGTATTTCCACTGGCTCATAGGCTCTACTCTCCTTTGCTACTACGCTTTTGCTGCAGTAAATGTTGCTGTTTGCTCGTCATCACTGAGAGTTGCTGTCCCAACAACGATTTCTGCTTTTGATTTGAAAGAACCATTATATACCAATGCATCTGTTCCATCTCCGTCTGCAGCTGGAATTACAGCATATGTACGCTTTCTTGCTTCACACACGCCATCTTCTTTTGCAGTGAATAAATCCACAACAAGAATTTCTACTAACGCTTCTGAGCCAATAAGCTCACCATCGTGAATCTTAGCAATCAAATCGTGAACAGGAGTACTTGTATGTCTATCAAAAGCATAATCGATTGCTGGAGAATATCCTACAACGTCTGTGTCTTCTGATGTACGGTCCACGTACTGTCTAGCATACTCTTTTGGATTTTTGTTATTCGTCATGTTAGTGAACTTTGTCATTCTTGTGAATGTTGGAGCTTCTGTTGTTCCAGTATTCATAAATGCAAGTCTTTGATGTCTTTGCACCATTTTTGCTACTGCATTTGCCATTTTCTATACCTCCTGACAATAAATTAATCTGCATTCTATACGATACCTTGCAAGATGTTCTTCCACATCGTACAGATAGCCTTTATTCAATGTTTCAAATCTAATTGGAAGTTTTTTTACTTCCATATCTGGCAAAGGATTTTTCCAATTGCCTAATTTTTGTAGCCATTCTTCGAATGATTCAAAGAAGCCACTATTTTCTATGTTGACTCGTGCGTCTTCGTCATATTCTTCTTTACTTGTAAAAGCAAATTGGAATTGTTTCTTATTTCCACCATCAACATAGGTTTCAATAATCGGATCACAA